GTTTCCGACATTCGCTGCATAACTTGATTCCGATAGACTGCGTCGGAAGCAAACCTAGCATCAGAGCGGGCAGCCAGGAACTCACCATGCGAGTTAAATCCCGCAGGTGCCTGATTGACCGCCGGGGCAGTGACCGCACGACGAGGCGTCGCAGCTGGTTCCTGTGAAGTTCGGACTTCACCGGTAGTTGCCTCGTTATACCTGGCCTTAACACCCAACAGCACGTACTCTGTCGCACCTTGCTGTCGGAGTTGAGCGTTGATAGCCTGCTGTTCCTCAGCCGGAAGAGTGTCAGCCGCCCATCGGAGCATGGACGAGAGCTCTTCTTGGCCACCGACAATGTCAGCCGCCTGAGTGAACGCAGACTGAACCTCAGCACGCTGTGCTACGGCCCACTGCTTAACAGTCGAGTCATCCCAGCCAGTTCGAGCCGCAAGTTTCGCAGCTTCGACTTCACTGAGTTCGCCCGACTTCCAAATAGCCTCTTTCATCTCACCCCAATCGGAATCCGACATGGATCCTGGTGCAGCTTCCGGTTCTTCTTCCGGTTCAGCGGCGCTATCGGGGATCTGAAGAGACTCAAGTGTTTCTTCTACAACTTCAGCAGCAGGAGCAGCGATTTGCTCAGCAACTGAAGGTTCTTCCACCACTGGGGTAGCAGGGACAGACTGTCCGCGCTCCAGTTCAAGGTAGGAATTAGTCAAAGCCTCCACATTAACAGATCCATCCTCACGGATGAACTTAGGAGGGACTTGACCGGTCGCAGCGTTGCCTGCAGCGGTCATCTGAGCGTTGTACTCAGGTGTACCGGGCATAGGGGCAGCGGGTGCAACAGGAGCCACGGCCTCTTCGGGCGTGACTTCAGGATTAACAGGTTGGTTTTCCATAATCGTCCTTTCGATTAGTTCAGAATAGGTAAGGTTCCATATAGGAGCCGCGTGTGTTGATCGCGAATGAGCTCGCCTCGATATCAATCAAGGCAATCCACCCGGATACTCCAAACATCCCGCGAACCCACTCAAGACCAACCCGAAGGTTAGTGGCGTGTTCGCATCCAAGGGCGTCCTCGAAGATAAGCTGCATCTCTGCATCAATATCTCTGGTATCGCACCCCGGTGGGTTATGAGGATCACAGTAAGCCATGTGGAAGCCGACGACACCGCCTACAGCGACGTGTCTTGTATTGCCACCGAGCCAGAACATGGCTGCGGCAGACCAGGCGCCGAACTTATACCCACCTACAAGGTGGAGATTGCCGTGGCGCTTAGCTTCCCAGTACAAGTCACAGCCCGCGTACGCATATCCGCCGCCTGAGTCGATAAAGATCATGACCTCATGGTCAGGGTATCGCTCCATTAGATCGCGGAGTCGCGAGGCATCAGGGAAGTCCACCATACCGGTGTAATCCACGGTGACCCACGCATCGTCGAGGTTCGTAACTTTGAATTGACCAGCGACAGCTGGTGTAGTAATCAGTAGTGTTGTAATTAATGTAAGTATCAGTCGCATCGTTCCTCCTAAGAGAATGCGAACGTGATCAGCCTCCTTCAAGACCAAGCATCTGACCAGCGGCCTGACTTGCCATACCCATCGCAGCCTCGGCGCCCATCTGGGTAGCCTGGCCTTGAATCTGCATAGCTTGCTGCTGTGCCATATCGTTCTGTTGTTGTGTTCGGACGTCATCTTCACTCTTCACCCAGTTATTAGGATCATAACCAAGTGCAGTGATCAATGCTCTTCCATACTCGTCCCATTTGAACATCTGCGCCGCTTCGGGCGGGAGGTTCCGGACCATGTCCCCCATTTGCATTAGCTTCTGAAGATCGTTATCACGACTCAGTGCCTGCAGTCCAGTGATGATCTCAGTATCAATGAGACCGGTAGCACTAAACTGATCCTTAATGGCAGGATCAATCAGACCCTCATCCAGCATAAGGTAGACAGTACGGTTGATAATAGGAACGAACAACTCACGGGCAATTGCTGAGAACGCGCCCCCTAGCACGGTCTCCAATTCCTGCCCCTGCATTCTTACTTCTGTAGCAGTAACCCGCTCAGCTTGTCGAGTAGCACCCGACTGGTTGAGGAAGTGCTTAGACACTTCTGCACGCATCGTGTTCACAGCTGAGCTAATGCTCTGAAGCTGAGGCTGAACAGTCTGCGCCGGGGAGACAACGAACACATCTTCCTGACGAGCAGAGATGAATGATCCGTTGTCCTGCCCAGCGACGTCCTCGATATCGGTGACGCCGTTGGGGTTGATACCCACCCAGAACGAACCGGCAGCCGCGAGGCCTTCGATCATCGCCTGAGTGTAGGCATCGAGAGTCTGGATGTCGCCCGAGATTTCCTCGCAATGGCTACGTCCATACATTTCACCCGTCACTTGCGCCCAGCGCAGAGAGATATAGGGTGATACATCATAAGTACCCTCTGTAACGAGGTTGCCTTCGATGTCCTCAGTCCGGCATTGCCATGACTCTGAGTCCGCGTCCTTAAGACATCGGGTGAACAGGGTCTTGTAACCGGGGATTGAGTACTCAGCCATCGATCCATACAGATCGGTGCCGGGATTACGATCATCCAGCTCAACGAAGTCAAGGTGGATAATCTCGACAGGGTTACCAACGATGTCGCGTCGCAACACGTAGTGATCCTGTCGAATACATCGGAAGGAGTAATCGTCTTCCATCACCATCAGCGCGTCACCAGTAATGATGAGCTGCTGCAGTGCGTTGAATACCGTCGACCGGAGGTTACCGGTGATCAGCTTGTTGTAGACTTGATAGCTAAGAGTTTCAAGGAACTCATTAGTCTCGATATCAGGCTCAAGCCCTGTCTTGATCTCGAACTTAAAGAACGGCATATCATTGATAGGGATAAGAGCTGACAGCACGCGGGATGACATAGCAGTCACACCACTACCTGCAACAGATGACCAAGGCTGGATCAAAGGGTCCTTTGAAGTCCAGGCCTCAGGCGGCAATACTGAAGGGATGGTGAGAGCTGACAGTTCTCGCATACGGTCTAGCTTAGAAGAGCGGTCGGTATCGAGGACAGTGAAGCGTTCATAGTTGGAACCTTCTGGTGCCTGCATCATAGCTCACCTTCCTTACTCAGGGCGCTGGCCCTGTTGTGACAATCCTGTGAGCAGTGATGCTCCGAAACCGGACAGCAACTTATCGTCGTCGTCCTCTTCTTGTGATTCGATCTCAGCGGTGAGATCCATTTGCATATTAGCAAGGGCAGCCTCTTCGGCAACCGCCTGCTGTTTAAGCCGATCCTTCTCGGCTTGTTCCATGTCAAGTCGCTGAGACTCAACGTCAAGCATATGCTCCATGCGCTTATCTTCAAGCGCGAGCTGTGCTTCAGCCGTAGCTGTCTGCATTCCGAGCATTTCCTCGGCGGACATGGCTTCTGGGATACTAGGTGCACCCATGACGGGCCTCCTTATTGTGGTCTATTGTCTCTGAAGTCAACACCCGAGTCACCCATGGCCGCGTCATTCTCAGCGGCGAGGAACTTGGAGTCTTGCAGAGCAAACATACTATTGATTTCATTCATACTAGAAGTGAGCTTGTCAACTTGAAGAAGTCTCTTCTTCTCTAGGTTAGAGATGTTGGCATTAGCTCGCTGCCGGGCTTCGAGTTCACCCATCGCTGTCGCCTTGCGAAGCTCCAGCTCCTTATGCATAGCCTGCATACGGGCCATAGCTGCAGTGGTAGCCAGCTGGGTAAACGAAAGACGGGACTGACCGACTGCTACCTTCTCGCCTTCCGACATAGTAGCGGGATCGGCGGTTGAGATTTGCATGTCGTCGTTAATAGAAGTGGAGCCCTGTGCATAAGCCAAGGTGCGGCCTTCTTCGCTGGTCAAGGTAGTGTACCTAGACCCAGTGCTCCCGAGGCCTGCATGAGCGCCCTGCGTTGTATTCAACACGGTGGTGATTTCCTTACCAGCGGCAAGGTCCTCTTCGTACTCCTCTCGCGTCAAAGCGCGGAGCCTAGGCTCGTAATCAGATGGTGTCCAGCCGGTAGGGAAGTCTTCGTGTCTATCGGATACGAGATGCCCAGACGCACTGTCGATATCAAAGCGGTTGGCTTGATAGTAATCCGACATAGCCTGGTCATAGTAACTCTCCACATATGATGACAGACCTTGAGTGGCCATGTTCATCGTAGGCGCTTCGGCACTAGCCGAGTCAAGCGAGACTCGCTCGCCTGTTCTTGGATCAATGAAGGAGGCATCCTCAGACACCCGGTCCACTGATTGTGATTGTAGTTGAGCACGAGCCCGTCGCCTGGCCTCAAGCCCACGGAAGCGGGCGGCTCTCAGACTGGCTCGGTCTTTGATCGGGTCACCCGTAGAAGGTGACAGCAAGGTAGCGACCTTACTCACGTCTTGTTCAAGAGCAGTGAGGTCACTG